ATCCCCTGTTGCGAACAGGGGGTGGGCCGGATTTCTCCGACACACAGGTAACGCTACCATGAACCGTTGGTACTAGGTTTTACGTGCCTAGATACACGACCACCCTTGCGGGTGACATGGGACGAGCCGTGGCTTACGCCACCGCCATCTCGTTGCTTGTGGCCCCCGTGGACTGCGGTCCGGAGTAGCAATACTCCTACCCTCCGAAAGGAGGAGGCCTTCGACAGAGGTGTGCAGATGCATGAGTCGGCACTGAAGTCTTAGGTTCCGGCGGTACGTTAATCCGTCGGGTACCCTTAACTTCCAGCACCACTGGCTTTCCTACTAAGTTGTAGGTTGAGACGTACGCGGTCGCGTAGTAATACGCTACCGCATCTCGTAAAGCTTCTCTATTGCTTCTACAGGAATCTCCTAACCCTTTTGCGGATCACGTCATGGTGACATGGCGCCGTTAGGCATAGGTGATCTCTCGGTAACCGATTGAATGGTATCAGTTGAAATACTGATTAAAGTGGATAGCCCTCTCCAGGGGAAACAATGGAGCACCCTTTCGGGTGATCAGGAGTGGAAAACTCCTGATGTACAATCCCTACGGTCAAAACGAACCGAGCAGTGAGCCGAAGCTCCTTACGGGGAACGAGTGAACTCGCGGAGGAATAGATACGCATTGGATTTGACTAGGGAGCTATCGAACTTACCCACGCTCTGCAGCGAGGTAAGGAGACTTACGATCTCGGTGTACGCAGTAAGTAGCCCAACACCCAAACAGGGGTGTCAGCCTAACCAGCTGTTTAACTAGGGTAGTTACCTAGAGGGCGCATGGGGATGCGCCTAGCTGTCTACGCGAAACCTAAGATAGAGCCTGATACGTTGAATTCCAAGAAGCAGCCTCAAGTGGCATCTTTCACTCCTGGAGTCAGAGCGCCGGCACACTGTGTCGTATGCGTGGGCGGTGACGAGCCGTCGAGTAAAGGAACAAGAACTAAAGTTCCTGCACTTAAGACGTAAGGGCGGTTAGAGTAGGATGGAGAGAGGTATCGAAGCAAAGTCACTAGTGACCTAAGCTTTGATAAGGCATCCGGTGCCTGTACACAGCCTGTCCCCCGCGAAAGCGGAAAGGAAGGTTCCGTGTTTTCCTATTAACGTACTTACATGCTTATTTTCATAAACAATGTGTTCCATGTTAATAGCTCTCTGAGCTATAGTCCATACCTTTTAAACCAAGGTCTTGTAAGACCTCGATTCTTTTCTGACACCACTCGAGACGAGGAAGTCTACGAAGTGGGAGGTCAGGGTATTACTATCTCCGATGTTCGCGGTATGAATCCGCTTGATCGCACTATCGCCCACTGGGCTCTCCTCGTAGATTGGGATCTACAGAGGCAGAGACCCTACGTGATTGTGGATCCTTATGATCCGGAGGGTTTGCTCTATCTCTCGCGAAGTGAATACCTCGCTCAAGTTAAAGTTTGTGCCTCCAACGATATGCTAGTTCTCGTAGTCGCGAGACCTGGGTCAAAAGCCCAGACCCCCGCCTCTTCCAAAAT